GCTTAACATTCTTGTTTACTTGCAGTTGAAGAAAGTCGCCATCACTTGAGATGATGAGTACCTTTTCACGTGTTGCATATTTTGCGGCAAGTGTGCCAATGATATCATCGGCTTCTGCACCATCAATGTCTAGCACACGATATGGAAAATACAGTTTCAATTCTTTTTTAATTTCACCAAGAATTTGAAAAATCAGATGCCAGTCTAGATCGGTCTTTTCTCGTGCTTTTTTGCGCCCAGCTTTGTAATAGGGGAAATATTCTTTGCGCCAATAGTTTTTATTATCACAACAGAGAATAACATCACCATATTCAGTTTTGAATTGTTTGATATGTGTACGAAGTACATTCAAAACAAGATGGCGAACAAGCCCTTCTTCGATTTTGGTTTTCTTGTCGGAAATTTGTGCCATGATGCCAGACAATAGAACCTGATTCAGATCAATTAAAATCATGATAACCTTTATTTGATAATCCTGACGAGGATTGTATCAGAATTAATTCTTCCTGTCAATGCTTGTTCCACTGCATTGATATTACTGAGAAATTTACGAAGTGTAACTTTACCGGCTTTGATAAGTTCAGGAAGAGACACTTCAGGCTTTCTGAGAGTTTTTTGTACGGATGTTGATTCGTTAAAATTAATGATTGTTGTACCTTTCACCGAAAGCCCAGCATCATCGATTGAATTGTATACACCGACTTTACGAGTCTTCGTATTAAACACCCAAAGTTGAGTACAGCCTACAATATCCGCTGGATTCACCGATGCGACTTTGTATTCAGAGTCTTCTTTTTTGAATTGCAATTTTGCAATCACCTTATCGACAGGCTTTGCTTTTTTCTTCCGAGGAGCCCGTGTCAACTTATTGACATGAGTGATTCTTTCTGCATCAGAAATGATTCTTTTAATATATGCAAGATATTGCTTGAGTTCACTTTTCGAAAAGTTTGAATAACCTTCAATCAATTGCGAATCTTTGCTTGAAAGCACTTCTTCGAATTCAGATACACGAGTTTTAAAAAAGGAAATGATATGATTGGCGTGAACACCTTTTACCGAGAGTGTTTGCATGATTTCATATGGATCAACTGCATCAAAATCACGAACAGAAAAGCAATCATCAACAATACTTTCAAGTTCACCAATTATTTCTTTTGATTTTTCTTGAATTCGATCCTGAATTGATACAGTCTTGACTTCCTCTGCCTTTACTTTTATAACAGGTTGAACTTTTTTTGCTATGCTTTGAATTGTCGTATCAATCCATTTCTGATTATTTTCAGTAATTGGACCGCCACGCATTTTAATACGGCAGACAAAACCGAGATTTGAAAAAAGGTCTTCTGGAGCCTTTTCGATCAAGTCGAGAGTTTCTTTTTTGGTTTTATTTTCTTTGAGATATTGAATAGTGTACTTTTTACTATCTTTTGAATCTGAATGATAATTATACCAGTTCAATGCTTTAGTTAGGGATGATTCGCCATTCTTCCAGGTGGGTTCACCACCTGAAAGTACCTTTTCATAATCTTTAACGGATGTGAGTCTCATTTTTAGTTACAGTCTTTACAGAGTCAATACGGAATGAACGCCAACCATTGCTTTCTACGTCCCACACCGATATGGTATTAGGATTTTCCGCTTTTGGCAAGCTTTCTGTCAAAAGTTGTTGTTTTTCTGCAACAACTTGTGGAATGTATTCCGGAAGCAACGTACAATTCATTACTCTTTCTGTTCCGTCAACCTTTGTAAAAACAACAGTAACAACCGAATTTTGCAAAACTTCTTTAAGTTCATACTTATTTAACATTTTCACGTTCCTCATAGTTTTTAATACAAACAGTCATGTTTTCACTAATTTCATCGAAAACTTCTTTCATGTAGTCATCAGAGGTGTCTGTTGCTCGCACAACAACACCAAGAAAACCACTTTCAACCATTCTTTCTACATAATCTACTGGTGATGTTAATATTGCTTGAAATCTTTCTGGTAAAGAGGGTTTCTTGTTTACATCGGGAAATATGATGATATCATATAAATCACCCATTGGCGAGCCATCTTTTTTATTACCTGTTTTTACTAGTTTAAATGCCGAAATGTTAATTGATTCATTATCGATGCGATAAAAATTAACACCATCATATAAAGTGGGATCAATCTTTTTTAGGTCCATTATTTAATACCTTTTAGGTGATTTTTCCTGACTCTCACCATTATCCATGTATTGTAGTATTCGTTTGATTCAAGAACACATTTTTGAAATTGTTCTTTTGCTTCCATGTAACCACACTCTCCTTTTGTTTTACAAAGATAAATTATTTCCCTTTTAAACATACTTTGTCCAAGTAGTTTAACATCATTTTGTAGTTCTGTGTTAGAACCAAAGTATGTTTTCCAATCCGAAGATAATTTTTGCCGTTTTTTCTTACCTTTAATAACTTTTGTTTTTAACGAGTAAAAAAATTTTTTTCCAATATATTTTTTACCTGTTTGCAAATTTGTAATCACATACACAAAGCCATAGTTATCTTCTATCTGCTCTTCAGAAAAATTTTTATCTTTGTAAATCCAATTTATTTCCATCCCTCTATCTCATCATCAAAGTCATCCTGATCTATATATTCTTCTTGGATGTCCTCGATTTTTTCGCCACAGAATGGGCAAAAACTTGGCGTATCGTCAGATACTAGTTCTTCTTCATAGACTAACTCAAAAGATGATTCACATTCAGAACACTCTGCTGTTATTACTTTTTCTATGATTATTCTCCTTTTATTTTATGCGGCCTTTGCCCAAACTTCATCCCATGTTCCAGATAATGCACCTTTTGCATAATCAGTAGCACGATTCTCAAAGAAATTGGTATGAGTTGGTGCATTAATCATTTCTTCAACCCAAGGCAATGGATTCTTTTTCACTTTCATTATGCCCTTGAGACCAAGACTAATAAGGCGACGATCAGTAATGTAACGAATATAGGTTTTAACGTCATCAGAAGATAGATTATGCATATCGCCCATGCCGAATGATAAATCAATAAAACGATCTTCGAGGTCAACCATTCTTGTTGCAATAGTGTAGATTTCAGATTTGAGAGTATCGTTCCAAATTTCACGATTTTCCTCTATGTAGGTTCTAAACAATTTAATCATTGACTCGGCATGCATAGTTTCATCAACAATCGACCAAGTTACGATTTGACCCATACCTTTCATTTTTCCTTGACGCGGAAAATTCAGCAGCATAATAAATGAACTAAACAATTGCATACCTTCAGTAAAAGCGGAGAATAATGCAATATTTTTTGCTACAGATGATGTGTTCACTAAGCTATTAGATTGATTCAAAACGTAATCATGTTTATCACGCATCTCTTGATATTCAAAGAATTGATTATATGTAGTTTCTGGTAGCCCAAGAGTTTCAATCAAATGACTATATGCAGCAATATGTAAAGCTTCTCGCGCAGCAAAACCAGATAACATCATACGAATTTCAGGCTGAGGAAAATGAGGTAAGTAATTACGGACGTAACCGCCAGCAACATCAATATCTCCCTGCGTAAAAAATCGAAAAATGTGAGTAAGAAATTCTTTTTCATTTTGTGTCAACCTGTTTTTCCAGTCTTTAACATCTTCGATCATTGGAACTTCAGTGTGCAGCCAATGACTTTGTTCATGTTTAAGCCACGATTCATATGCCCAAGGATATGTAAAGGGTTTGAAATAATTTCTTTCGTCTGTTAGTTTTAATTTCTTTTTAACCATTTGCCCACTCTCTTATTTGTTCTGGTGTGTGAACACCAATCAATCGTTTTTGTGTTCCTTCATCCTTTAAAACTAAAGTAGGAACAGATCGAATTCCATATTCTACTGCAACATCTTCAAAAACATCAATGTCGATAACTTCGATTGGAATTTCTAAATTTGCTGCTTCTAAATTTTTGGCTAGTGCTTTGCATGGTTGACACCATGAAGCTGTAAATCTATAGATTTTTTTCATTTTTTATCCTTCGCAAGCTAAACAGTTATCACCTTCTGCTAATGCTTTCAAATCAACTTCTTGAATAATCTTTCGTTCAATTCTATTAGATACTTTATCAGCCTTAGCTAACTTCTCACTACGACAATAATATAAAGTCTTCAGCCCTTGTTTCCATGCCTGAAAGTGTACAGCATGGAGATATTTAATGTCTACATCTGGTCTGAAAAAGAGGTTAATGGATTGCGCTTGGTCAATGAAACTCTGTCGGTGACTTGCGTGTTCCACAATCCATCGCTGGTCAATCTCCATAGACGTTTTGAATACGTCTTTTTCCCAGTCAGAGAGTATACTAAGGTGCTGAACTGATCCGTCGTTTGCAATAATACTTGACCAGATATCTTGGTAGTCCACTGATTGTTCATCGACCTTCTCCTTGATAATTTTATCCAGAAATTTGTTTTTATTCAGGAAAGATCCCGATAAAGTATCTTGACGATAAGCATTAGCGCGATAAGGCTCAACGCTAGGGCTGGTATTACCCATAATAATAGATGAACTTGCATTGGGAGCAATAGCCATAAGATGGGCAAAACGATTGCCAGAGCCAGCGCAATCAGGGGCTTCACCTCGTTCAGTACCCAATTCTTTATTTGCAACATCAAGTTTACCTCTTATATTATTAAAGATTTTTTTATTCACACCAACTGCTAGTGATGATTCCCAAGGGATGTTTTTCTTTTGTAGATATGCATGAAAACCGAGGGCACCAATACCAATAGAGCGTTCCATAGTAGCAGAATATCTTGCTCGCGATATGCTATCAGGAGCATTATCAATGAAATACTGTAGAACGTTATCAAGCATCTCGGCCACGTCCCGTAGAAAAAGTTTGTCATTTTTCCAAGCATCATAATACTCCAAATTTAATGAAGCCAGACAGCATACTGCGGTTCGATCTTTGTCGGTTGGTAATACAATCTCACTACAAAGGTTTGATTGTTTAATTGATAGACCCTTTTCTTTTTGATACCAAGGCAAATGACGATTGCTTGTATCAATGAAGTGGATGTAAGGCTCACCAGTGAGCATTCTTGTTTCGAGAATCTTTTGCCATAGTTCCCTTGCTGATACTGTATCACGAATTTCACCATTATGTGGATCAATAAAGTTCCATGAATCATCAGCATTTGGATCTAACATGCATCGTTCGATAATTTGCATAAAGTCATCAGTAATATTAATACCGTGATGCAAATTCAACGTTCGCATATTAGGATCACCTGTTGGTTTCCGCATTTCAAGGAAGATAAGAACATCAGGGTGGGAAACATCAAGATATGCAGCATAAGAACCGCGGCGAGTGCGACCTTGACGATATGCCAACGAGGAGGCATCGTAAGTACGCAAGTGAGGCATAATGCCAGTAGACTTATCATCAGCAGAACGTATTCCAAGACCAATTCCAATTCCACCTCCTAACATTGAGAGCCAATTTACTTCCGCAAGACAGTCCACCAAACCTTCTGCACTATCGTGTAGGTAGGGTAGAAAACATGAAATAGGCAAGCCACGACGAGAACGCCCAAAAGACAAAATGGGAGTAGAATAACTGAGCCAATGATTGCTACTGTACTCATATAACCTTTGAGCATGTTCCGGCGAGGAAGAGAAAGCTTTTGAGACATATGCAAACCTTTCTTGTGGTGATACTTCTTCGTCCTTCATGTATGATTCTTTTAATCTAATTTTTCCTAATTCATCAAATAGACTATCGCGAGAATAGTCTACCTTTATACCGTGAATGATATCCATTTTTACTCCAGATTATTTTTATTGTTCTACAAATTCAGATGAAAGAGGAAACACCTCAGCAATCACTTTTGCACACTCTCTAGCAACTTCGCGGTGTTCTTTTTGAGTACCATTACCACTACGCAATTCTATAAAATGCACCCATGAACGTAAGGTGCCATTCATATAAATTCTCGATACTGTGAGACCTTCTGGCAAAACTGCTCTTGCTTGTTCTTTAGCAATACCTTTGCTCATCGCCCATTCATATGCGGATTTGGCTTCCGTCAATACACGCTGCTGCATCATTTCCCATTGATATGCGATTTGTCGATCCGCATCGTTTCTTAAATCAATATCAACGCTGTTTTGCCTATTTTTAGTATCTTGATACCGTGCTTCACGCAAAACAAAATTCAAATCTTTAGTGGGATCTGCATATCTCTGACTAAATTCCTGAAAGGAAAATGAACGATGCCTGAGAAT